TGAAACTGATGAAGATGACCTTATTGGTGGTTTCCGCCTTGTTGATGGTGCCACTGTTTGGCACAATGGTCCTGTCATTGAAGCACTCCAACGTGGAGCGGTCTTGCTCCTTGACGAGATTGACCTCGCCTCCAACAAAATCCTTTGCCTACAGTCCGTGCTTGAAGGTAAAGGTGTCTTCCTGAAGAAAATTGGTAAGTTTGTAAAACCTGCCGTTGGTTTCAACGTCATCGCAACTGCCAATACCAAAGGTAAGGGTTCTGATGATGGTCGATTCATCGGCACCAATGTGCTCAACGAAGCTTTCTTGGAACGATTCCCTGTGACCTTTGAGCAGTCCTATCCTGCCCCTGCGACCGAGCAGAAGATTCTGGAAGGCATTGCTCTGGACCTGGGTGTGGAAGACCGTGACTTCTGCAAGCGCCTGGTGGACTGGGCAGACATCATCCGCAAGACCTTCTACGATGGTGGTATTGAGGAAATCATCAGCACCCGTCGTTTGACTCACATTATCCGTGCCTACAGCATCTTCCAAGATAAGGCAAAGGCAATTCAAGTTTGTGTGAATCGTTTCGATGATGAAACTAAGCAAGCATTCCTTGAACTGTACGACAAGGTGGATGCCGACTTCCAACTTCCTGCCGAACAAGTTGACCAGGACGATCCATTCTGATATAATTGGGGAAGGTAAAAATGTGCCTTCCCTTTATGAGTGATTCAACCTTTACTATTACTATGACTGAAAACGCAAATCATCTTTGGAAATACAATGAAGATAAAATCCTGAAAGATGTTCAGGATTATGTGACTAGCACTTATGGAAGTCATTATTGTGGTCACAACGAAGCATATAAGAATACACAAACAATTGACCTGATGGCAGCAAAAGACCTTGCTACTCATTTCTGTCAGGCAAATATTCTGAAGTATGGCAGTCGTTATGGTGATAAAGATGGTCGCAACAAACGTGACCTTCTCAAAGTCATTCACTATGCTATGCTGCTGCTTCACTTTGATGGGCACTATTCCCGTAAAGATAATGGTCTGTCTGAATTCCGTTGATTATGAAACTCCAAAACAAAACTATGAAACTCTCTGACAATACTCTTGCTCTGCTGAAGAATTTTGCTGGTATTAACAATTCAATTCTTGTAAAGCAGGGTACTCAACTTCGTACAATCTCTGTTGCAAAGAACATTCTTGCTGAGGCAGATATTACTGAAGAGTTTCCTCGTGACTTTGCTATCTATGACTTGAATCAGTTCCTGAATGGTCTAAGTTTGCACCAGGACCCTGACCTTGACTTCACTGAAGATTCGTATCTCAGCATCAAGGAAGGTAAGCGTCGGGTGAAGTATTTCTATGCTGACCCTAACGTGATTATCTCTCCACCTGATAAGGCAATCCAACTTCCTTCAACTGATGTGTGTTTCCAACTGGATAGCACTTCTCTGGAGAAACTGGTTAAGGCAGCAGCAGTGTATCAACTGCCCGACCTCTCTGCCGTTGGTGAGAATGGTGTCATCAAATTGGTGGTTCGTGATAAGAAGAATGATACTTCTAACGAATATGCCATCGTGGTTGGTGAGACCGATGCTGAATTCACTTTCAACTTCAAGGTAGAAAACATCAAGATTATTCCTGGTGCCTATGATGTGGTGGTGTCTTCTAAACTTCTGTCACAATTCACGAACACCAAATACAATCTGAAGTATTATATTGCTCTGGAACCCGATTCTACTTTTGGATGAATATCTTTGTAACATCACCCTGGCCTGCTGAAAGTGCTGTCTGTCTTCCCGATAAGCACATTGTCAAGATGCCTTTGGAATGCTGCCAAATGCTTGCCATCGTTGGGTCTAAAAAATGGGGTCATGGTTATGGTCCTTTGTACAAGACTGATGGCACTCCCTACAGAACTGAAAAGGGTGCGTTTCGTAATCATCCCTGTACCAAATGGGCACTGGATAGTATCCACAATGCCTATTGGTTAATTAAGTGGGGAATGAATTTATGTGATGAATATACAATACGATATGGCAAAGTCCATTCGTGCTATAGTCCTCTTGTACATGCTTATTATATTTTCCCCAAAGGGAAGATTACTGATGTTACTCCATTTGCTAGGGCAATGCCTGAAGAATGGAAATTTGACGATAGCATTGATACCTTTACAGCTTATAAAAGGTACATTGCTTCTAAACCTTGGGTGAAGGACAATTACCTTCGACTGCCCCAACGTAAACCTGATTGGATTTGATTATGAACAGTGATTTTATTTGGGTTGAGAAGTATCGACCCAAAACAATTGAAGATTGTATTCTTCCCGAAAGCACTAAGAAGACCTTTCAGGAGTTTCTAAATAAGGGTGAAATTCCAAATATGCTTCTTGCTGGTCCTCCTGGTATCGGCAAAACTACAGTAGCAAAAGCACTTTGTAATGAATTGGGAGTAGATGTTTATGTCATCAATGGATCCGATGAAGGTAGATTCCTTGATACTGTACGAAACAATGCGAAAAACTTCGCTTCGACCGTCTCACTTTCGTCAGATGCTAAACACAAAGTCGTCATCATTGATGAGGCAGATAACACAGGGAACGACGTACAACTCCTCCTACGGGCGTTTATTGAGGAGTTTGCTGGCAACTGTCGATTCATCTTCACTTGTAACTACAAAAACAAAATTATCGAACCCCTCCACTCCCGATGTGCCGTCATCGACTTTGGGATCAAAGGAAAAGAAAAAACCGCACTGGCAGGATCCTTCTTCAAGCGTTTACAAAACATCTTGGATGCGGAAGGCATCCGATATGATCAAAAAGTCCTTGCAGAACTCATCAACAAGCACTTCCCCGACTGGCGAAGAGTCCTCAACGAATGTCAAAGATACTCGGTGGGGGGAGAAATCGACTCTGGGATTCTTGCTTCTTTCTCTGACATCGCTGTAAATGATCTCCTTCAAAACCTTAAAGAAAAGAACTTCCCTGAAGTTCGGAAGTGGGTGGTGGCTAACATGGATAATGATACTACTCTATTGTTGCGCCGTATTTACGATGCTCTTTATAGCACCCTTGAAAACAATAGTATTCCTGCTGCTGTGCTTGTGCTTGCTAAGTATCAGTATCAGAGTGCGTTCGTAGCAGACCAAGAAATCAATATGCTTGCTTGTCTAACTGAGATTATGGTGGAGTGTGAGTTTAAATGAAGAGAACAAAACACATTTTTAGAGTTTACATCTCAAAGAATGTTTCTGCACCATTTGGGAATGATGAAACACATCCTGTTGCGTTATCGGATGCATCAAAATGTTGTGATCTATTGAGACAAAATTTGTTATCGATTGGGAGTTCTATCAGAGTTTATCTTGATAAACTGGATATTTTTACTTATGATGATATGCCAAATGATGACCAATTAAAGGGCACATTTTTAAAATATCAAAGAAGTGAAGAAGTTGAAGTAGAATCAGGAACTACAAAAAAATATTCACAAGGAAAATCTAAAAAAGTAAATTGGGCAAACAGTAATCGTGGTGGTGGTATAAAACATAAAAATTTTGATCAAAATGATGCTAAGTCTTATGATTATATTAAATCTAATGACCATGGTGGATTAAAATGAAAAATAAAAGTCATCAAGTTAAATCATCTTGGTATTACACTTTCTGGGGTGTCTGTGCTGTTGCCGTTGTTGGTGGACAGATTTATGTTGGAACTGGATACCGTGAGATGGCGGAAGCAACTAAAAATACTCAAATCGTTGTGAGGTGTATAAATGGGTCTGCTGAAAATTGATAAGGCATCTCTTTACGAAGTTCCCGTAAAGACAACTCCTGAGAATGTAAAAGAAGCAAATGAAGGTTTGTTTCGTGCTAAAATGACGGTTCCTGCTGCCGCAAAGCATTGTGGTATGACGCAGAAAGAAATGAAACTCACTTTTAGAGAGTATTTGAAGTATCATCCTATTGATTATGAAAACCTTTCCTCTTAAAACACCATTACGATATCCTGGTGGTAAATCAAAAGCAACAAAGACACTTGCCCCTTGGTTTCCTGAAAATTTTAAAGAATATCGTGAACCATTTATTGGTGGTGGATCTGTGGCAATTTATGCAACACAAGCATATCCAAACGTTCCGATTTGGATTAACGACTTGTACGTACCTCTGTATAATTTTTGGGTTCAATTGAGGGATCATGGTGAAGAATTATCTGTTCTCCTGAATTCAATTAAAACCAAAGTTTCTGATTATGAGTCTCAATCTGATAAAGATCAATCTCATAAAGAATTATTTAATCAAACTAAAGAAGATATTAACACTCAAGATGGACTAGATCGAGCAGCAAGTTTCTTCATTCTTAATAAGTGTAGTTTTTCTGGATTGACCGAGAACAGTACATTTTCACCTACTGCATCTCGTTCTAACTTTTCTTTTGTTGGAATTGAAAAATTAAAAGAATATTCTCAACTTATCGAGAACTGGAAGATTACCAATCTTGATTATTCTGAGGTAATGAATGATCCTGGAAAGGATGTATTTGTTTTTCTTGATCCTCCATATGACATTAAAGATTTTCTTTATGGTAAGGATCGAGAAATGCATAAATCTTTTGATCATGAAATTTTTGCCGAAAAAGTTTATGAGTGTCCTCATAAATTCATGATTACCTATAATTTGAATGATCGACTGACTGAAATGTATAAAAATTATCACTTGCGTGAATGGAAAATTCGTTATTCCATGGCACATCGTGGTGAGAAAGGAACTGCTGAAAATGTAAAGACTGAATTATTGGTAACAAATTATCCAACGGTAAATACTTTGGAATCGATTTTATATGATTGAACTTAAGGATTGGTTGAACTCGATCAATCAAACGAAGAATCATTTGATTGATGAAGATCCTTCAATTGAGAAGGAATATGCTCCATATATTATTAATCGTTGTCTTTCAGGACATCTTGATTGTGTTCTGTTTGCTAATGAAATGAATCGATATCATTTTCTTCCTAAGAAACTTCAGTATGACTTTTTTATAAATAGTCTGAGGAAAAAGAAGAGATTTTCTCCCTGGCTCCGACAAGATAAAATCAAAGACCTTGATTATGTTAAACGTTACTATGGTTATAGTAATGAGAAGGCAAAGCAAGCTTTGAGGATTCTTACTAAAGAACAACTTACTTTTATTAAATCGAAATTTGAAACTGGAGGATCAAAATGAGTGTCGTTCAAGAACCTGAAGTGAAGTGGACGCCCGACCAAATGGTAGAAGTGATTCTTAACGAACCCGATG